TGGCTGCTTCATGCCGCGTCCCTATGAAATCGCGCAGCTTCTCTGAATCACATTCGATTCCATATAACAAGTTTCGCGCTTTAGGGTTTTTAGAAGCGCCCTCAACTTCCAAATTTTATAAGGGGGTAGACCGATGGCCGCCACTCCAAAGCCTCGCAGGGCCGCCAAAAAGCCCGACGCCACTGTCGGAGCGGACACGCTGTCGGCGCTCTTCGATTGCGATAGTCAGACGATTCAAAAGCTCGCCAAGTCCGGCGTCGTCGTGCGTGTCGAGCGTGGAAAATATCTATTGGAGCCGTCGGTTCGCAACTATGTCCGCCATCTGCGCGAGCGCGCCGCCGGAAGGGCGGGCAACAATGCGAAGCTTTCCGTCGTCGATGAGTCCGCGCTCTTAAAGCGCTCGCAGCGATTGCTCAACGAACGGAAAATGGCCGAGAGCGAGGGGCGGCTTATCCCTTATGAGCAGGTGGCCCCTGCTTGGGGTCGCGTCGCGACGAGTGTGCGCCAGCATGTGCTGGCGATCCCCGCAAAGAGCCGTTTTGCCCTCCCACACCTGAGCGCGGGAGATGCTCAAGTGCTGGACAACATTTGCAGAGACGTCCTTCCAACGGTCAAGCTCCAGGGCGGGTCGCCGCGCCCAGGGAAAACGCTAGTCGAGCTATTCGAAAAACAGGTTAACCGGCCCATAACCTGGTTATAGCCGGTTAACTTTCTGAGCGAGGGCAGCAATGAGAGTCGGTAAAGCGTCAATCATCGCGGCATGGGACCGTTTGGCGGCCGCGCTCGCAATGCCCCGCTTCCCAACCTTTCCGGCTTGTCGAAAATACGCTGACAAGCCCCACCAATTGCCGCGCGGCTTTTCGTGCAGTGGGGCCGCGCGACAACGCGGGGCGATGGACTGGCAGCCATCGCTCCGCAACCCCCTTGCCGCTTCGCGTTTATTTGTGGGCGCGACGCGGTGACGCGGAGCGGTGGGCTCATCTGCCATCGCTCCGCACCCCTTTCACCCTCTCGCTTAGGACAGCCTCATGAGCAACGCTAAACACCCACAATCCCCGCTGCCGCAAGACGAAGCGCCGGCCTATTCGGTCCCGAAAATCAGCCTGATCTTTCCTCCGGCTTTTCATGACGCCCTCGCGGAGCTCACCGAGGCGCGCGAGAAATGCGCTAAGGCGCGCGGCGGCTTTCATTCCATTGATCGTCAAATCGGCGCGATCGAAGCGAAAGCGACAACGCTACGCACGCGGATCGAGCAGGCTGGCGGAGCCGCCGCTGCGGCGCGAGCCATGGGACTGGCGAGCGCATCGGAAGAAACCGCTTCGTCGCTCGCCAAGGCCCGCGATGAGCTCGCCGCCGCGATGGCGGAGATAGGCGAGCTCGAAAGCGCCAAAGCCCACGGGCCGAGGCTTATCGAGCCGTTGATCGAGGATCTCGAGGCGAAGATCGCCGCCGCGCGCGGGCAATATGCCGAAATGGAGCGGGACTTGCGATCTTGGGCGGACGTCGCCATTGCTGCGGCGAAAGAAATCACCGCCGAGGCGGAATATCTGAAACGCGCCATTGGTCTAACCGCCCCGGCGATGCAACCTCCTGCGCTTTGCGCCTTCGAAAGAGAGCAGCTCGCCGAACTTTTCGCGGCGCGCGAGACAATCCGTGCGACGCAAGATGAAGCGCGGCCGCTCGTCGTGGCGTCGCCGGCGGAGTCGCCGAAGAGTGAGAACGTATTTGAGCTCGAAAAGCGACAGCAAGAGCAGTGGGCTCGCGATCGAGAGAAGAACCGGCTCGCGCAAATCGAAGGCGACAAGCGCCGAGCGGACGAAGAGAGGGCACATGAGCGGGCGGAGCTAAAGCGGCGAAATGCTGCTCGCGAGGACCTCGCCCCGCCGCCGATTGCCGTCACCGGCGGCCGCAGCGCCGGCTAAACTGCCGTTCCTTCGCTCGCGCCAAAGGGCGCGGGCGCTCCCAAGCAAAGCGGAATTCTCGCCATGTCGCTCACAAAGACAATCACGCTTCCCTTCACGTTTCACACCAAAAACGGCGCGACATCCGCCCCGTTCATTCTCGACGCAAACAACAATCAGGTTGCGGGCCGCCTCGATGTCATCGAGCATCCGCCCGGCACTGCTTTGACGCTTCCCGCAGACGTCGCCGACGCGTTGCTTGCGCGATTCTGGAAGCAAGGTGCGGAGGAAGTCGGCGGTGAGGGCGTTGATATTGTCGCGTTGGCAGCGGCGTCGTGAGTTTAACGCTTTTTGGAGCAACCCCATGTCGCAGACGACCACTCTTTTCGATCCAGTCAAGAACGCCAGCGGCAAGCTGATCCACGAAATCACGCTGCGCGGGCCCGGCTACCTCGACTACATGCAAATTGGCCCTCCAGCCGTTCTTGTGACCTTCGAGAGCGGCGCCTGTCTCGTTCAAGAAATGCCGACGATCATCAATGCCTGGATCGAACGCCTCGCCGACGTTGGGCCTGACGTGCTCCAGCAATTGGGGCTCGCGGACACGCTCGCCTTGCGCGACGCATTGCTCGGCATGTTCCCCTTGCCTCACAAGAAACACACAGACGCGACCGAGGGACCGGCGCCGCACAATGTTTTCAACAGCGCGACCGCGCACTAAACGAAGGAGATCCCAATGGCGGAAACAAAGATCGTTCAACTCGCAAAACCAGTTGCTGTCAAAGGCAGACCAGTGATCACCCAGATCGAATTTCGCGAGCCGCTTTTTGGCGACGTAATGGATTTTGGCGAGCCAGAGACGCTAATCGGCTTGAACGAAGGCGCGGCCGGCTATTTTCAGGAAGACATTGGGATTATTCGGAAATATGCCGAGCGGCTGGGAGATATCGACCCGAACTTTCTTGCGATGCTGGGCCTGAGAGACACACTGGCAGTCAAGCGGACGATCATAAGTTTTTTCCGCGACGCGACCCGGGGGACGACGTCCGAGGAAGCGTCTTCGAGCGAGTCGCGCGAGAATGCGTCTTCCGCTACGGATTCGGAGTTTCAGCCGTCAAAGTTATGACGCTGCGCGAGGCGATTTTTTGGCTCACGCAGGCCCAAATTTACCACGAGAAAACCAAATAGGAGCACAAGATGGCCGGCGCGCGAACAATTGAAACGAAAGCGATTATTAGCGCATCCGACCAGACCGGGTCGACCTTTGCCGCTGTCGCGCAAAAGTTAAAACATATGGAAAACTCGGCTAAATCGGCGCAAAAGGGCCTCGCTGCCGCCAGCCGCATGGGTGCCGAGACTGCGGGCATATCCGCCAAGGCCAGCATGGCGGCCGGGGCCGCGCTTTCGAGCTCGGGCCTCTCAACATTCGTAATGGGAGCCGCCGGGGCGCTGGCTAGCGGGGCCGCCGCTCATGCGATGATCGAGGCCGGCAGCAAGCGCATTCACGAAGCCTTGAGAATGAGCGCGAGCGGCATGTCCTTGCGCGAAATTCAGGATGCGACGTTGGAAACCGCAAAGCTGGCGAAGGCGTTTCCGAGTGTGTCACAGGTTGACTTAATGCACATGCTGCGGAATGCGCGCACCATCGCCGGCGGCTTCGAAGAGGCGGCTGGCGTTATGCAAGAGATGACCAAGATTCGCGTGATAGCGCAAATGGCGCGTCCCGGTGCCGACGTGACCGAAGACCTTGACCAGCTTTTGAAGGGCATTGAAATTTCTGGCAAGACACAGAATCCGAAAGAATTCAAGGAATACATGGAAGGTATCGCCAAGGGGCTCAATACTTTCGGAGATACGCTTAAACCTTATCAATACTATGAAATGTTCAAATACGGCCGTCAGGCGACGCCGGGTCTGAGCGAAAAATTCATGCTTTCGACCGCGCCGACGCTGGCGCAGGAATTGGGCGGAAGCAGCTATGGCAAAGCGGTTTCGAGCTTCAACAGCGCGATCATTGGCGGCGTGATGAAACACGCCGCGTTCAAGGAATTCGTCGACCTCGGACTCGTCGGCGACAGCGACATCGAATACGCGAAAAAGACCCGCGAGGCTAAGGGCCTCAAGCCCGGCAGCCATATTGCGGGCTGGCAGCTTGCGCAGAGCGATCCGAATGAATGGGTGAAGCAATTTCTCCTGCCGGCGCTTGAGCGCAAGGGAATAACCGACAAGCAAGAAGTCCTCGCGCTGATTCCGCGCTTGTTTCAAAATCAATTGGCCGGCCAGATGGTCGGATTGCTCGCCACGCAACAATCGCGAATCAACAAAGACGCAGGCATGCTCTCGGGAGCGAAGGGCCTGGAAGCCGCCGGCCTGTTCCAGTCGAAAGACCCGTCGCTCGCCTGGGCGGCCCTGAAAAACGCCGGCGAAGGGCTCGCCGCGATGCTTGGCGAATCGTTTGGTAAAGCGCTGGCGCCGGCAATGAGTGAACTGGGGCAGGCCATCGCGGGCTATACCGCGAAAATCACCGCGACGGATCAAGAACGAGCGCGCCACCCCGGCCAGCAAACCACGTCGGGAAAGAACTTCAACCGTCTCATGAACAAAGTCTTTTTGGGAACGGACTCGGATAAGAACGTCGGCGATTTCACTCAAGACGAAAACGTAACGGGCAGCTTAAACGTGCTGCGCTCGCTGCATCCCCGCGAGCGCCTCCGGGCCGCGCGGGCGCGTTTTGCCGCGGCGAACGCCTCCGGAGGCGGCTGGAACCCGCTCGATCGCCTTATCGCCGGCGGCGAGTCCTCCATTGCCCTGAGCGAGATTGGAAGCGCGGCGCCGGACGCCCAGCGACTTCGAGAGTTAACATTTGCCCATCGGGCGAAACTCCGCGCGGAGGGCAGGCTCGGGCGCTTCAACGAATATCTCGATTCGACGCGGCCTTTCGATGAACGCGTCCAACGTGGCGCGCCATTGCTCGCGCCGGGGCTGCTCGCTTTCACGCCGGGCGGATACGGCGACATGTCTCAGGGGGTCGGCGTGCGGCGCGGCATGGCGCTTCCCGGCTGGATCGGATCGGGCGCGAGGCAACCACGCGAAGGCCCCTCGGTCAAACTTGAAGGCTCCGCCGGCATTGACCTCAAAATCGAGGTTTCCGCCGACGCCGATTCTGTCGTGCGCAGGGTGGAACAAAGCATTTTCGCCAGCGGCAATCTGCGCGACGACACAGGCACGACGATGCGGCCGGGACCATGAGGTCGCGGCTCTGAAATCAACGCGCCGAGCCGAGGGCTCACATGGGGGTAAAATCAAATGAGCGAAGGGACACATTTCTCAGGGCTGGCGACGACCGCCGGCGAGGGGCTAAACCCTCTTTTCGGGCATGCGGACGAGGCGCTTATGCGCGCGATCAAAGCCGCGTGCGCGCCAGGCCGCTATGACTCGCGGGCGGCCGTGGCGCCTCGGTTGCCTGCGCCGACGTGCGCCGCGCCGGTTGCAGCTTCGCCCGCCCATCCCGCGCATCCCACGCCGCTCGCGCAGACGAGCGCCAGGGACATAGGCGCGGATGAGGCGAAGCGCGTGCTGGCGTCGTTTTCACCACCGCCGGCGGCGCAACCTTTGGCCGCATCGCCGGCGCCGCTGTCGTGGGCGAGCGAATATGACCTGGGCGCGGCCGGGGCGCGGCGCTTGCTGGCGATGTGCGGCGGCGGCGGCGTGAGTGAAAGTCTGGGCGGCGCGGCGACGAGCACCAAAGGCCTCGACGTCGAATTCGATAAAGGAGCCGCCGAGGCGCGCCAGATTTTCGCGCTCGCCGGCCAGTTCAACGGCAAAGGCGCGCGGATCGACGCCGAACAACAAGCCGGCGCGGAGTGGGCGAGAAAATTGCTCGGCAAATAGCGCGGCGACGATAGGGCGCGATCCTTTTGACTTACGCGCCGGCTTGCCTTGGCGTCGAGACTGGCGACAGCCCCTCCGGTGGACGCCTCGGCGATGGGCGCGGCGCAAGACCGCCGCCTCGACCTGCTCGGCGACGGCGGGCGCGCTCGCCGGGCGCGTGTCGAGACCGCATGCCAGCCCAGCGCGGAACGGCCCCCCTTTTGATTTTTGATAAGTTGAGTGAAATCCCGGGCCGCTGCGACCCGTGGAGGGCGCCCCTCCCGGGAAGGACCCATTGGCGTAGAGGCAGCGAGCCAACGATGGCCCTCCGCCACTAGCTCGGCGAGCCCATATCGAGACCACCCGCGCCGCGCCGGCCATGGTCGACATCGCCGACGACGATTGGTCACTTGCGATCGACGGCATATCAGCGGCACGCATCTATCGCGTGCGCCGCGCCCCGCACGATGGGCGATGGTTCTGGTCCGTCCAGATCGGCCTTGGTCGCGTCCCGTTCAACAGCGGGG